CGAAATCTCATAGAGCTTCAGCGTGCGCAGATTCCGCACCGTCATCGGCTCACCGTCCATCATCACCTCGGAGAAATCGGCATCCAGCGGCAAGAAGGCGAACGACCACTGATTGATGACGCCCTGCTTGATGCGCTCGAATGCGCCCCTGCCCTCCGGCGTGCTCATCAGGAATTGCACCTTCGCCAGTGCCCCGCCGGTGGCCTCCGGGAATCGCTCCAGCAGGTCGGCGGGCAATTCATCCCGCCCCACCTCGCGCAGCTCCAGCGGCTTGCCCAATGCCCGCGAGACGCTATCCGTCATGTGCTGGTCGAGTACGCGCACCTCCAGGCCCCGCTCTGCGAACGTCTTCGTAAACGCGCCCGGATGCACGATGTCCCCGCCGTTGTCCACGTTGCCGAACACTGAGAAGATCGTCTCGACAATGCCCTGATCCTGATCCGCTTTGACCGTGAATGCTGGTCCTGCTTTCGTCTCTTTGTCCATATCCCTCTCCCCCTTGCCCGCTGCGCTTATGCACGCATAGATGGCTTCCTCATCCGTCCCGCCATCGCGCAGTACAGCATTCGCCGCGTCCACGCACCGTCTCTGCTCCTCTTCCGTCCAGTTCGCCGCTACACGGGGCGGGTTCTCTATCGTCCAGGGCATCGCTCCTCCTAACGCAAAAAGGCCATCTCTCAGCGGGTCACGTGTCCCCGCTCAAAGATGGCCTCCCAAAAAGGTCTGCCGTATTCGGTTTTCTGGTACAAAACCCGTGTCCCGAAGGACAAAAACCGGGTCGAAATCCCCCTATTTTCGCCTGTTATAGCTTCCGATTAGAGGGGGTAATGGGTATTTATCCCTGGAATCTTAAAACAAACAGGCCCTCAGTTCCTCTCCCTCCACCACTTCCGAATCTGCGCCGTCCGAGGCTCTATGCCCAAGTACCGCTCGAAGGCATCGACCAGTGCGAGCAGCGCATCCCGCATTGCCAGGTACAGCCCGCGCTCGGTCATCCAGCTACTTCCACGGCACCCTGTTTGTCCCTGTGGCAGTTGTTACAGGTCAGTCTATATGCCTGATTCACAGTACCGCAGTAGCCGCACCTCCACGCAGAAACCTTATACTCCATATCAGGTTTGTACGGTTTATTCTCTGCCTGGATCGTCGTCACCGTCCCGCAGTTTGGGCATGTGAAGGTTAGCATTTTTGGAACACCTCGTCTGAGCCGCCGACATAGACCGTATCACCAGGCATACAAACAGCGTCTGCCCGCTTGAGTGTCCGAAAGGCGTCACGTGGAGTTGTGCCGTCGTTGCCATCACAACCCATACAGGGATTCACGTAGTAGGTCGTGCGACGATATGGTCCCGGCACATTGACCCACGGCCCCGATACATTGTAGAAGCCTACCAGCGTGTTGGCCTCTAGCGTGCATTCATCCGGTCGTAGAGGTTCGTCTGTGACTTCCAGGATGTCTCCGGTTGGGACCGGCGCCTCCTTCAGCCGAATCCCCAGCGCGCCCGCAAGTACGGTCAACCCAAGCCCCTTCAGGAATCCCCTGCGGCTCAACTCCTTGCGATTCATCTCTCCTCCATCTCCTTCATTGCAGCAATCACCCAATCCACGGCATCCGGCGGCACAAGAATACCGCCATCTTCGGACGTTCTTATTTCCACGAGTCCGGTGTAGGAAAAGATCCCCGAGTCCTCGTCTTCCACTTCCCTGCTATTCATCTCCTTTTCTCCTTTACCTCGCAATCTGTCCGTCAATCAGAATCACTGGCGCTGTCGTACAGCGGCAGTTGATGATCTGGCTAGCAGGTGCCCCCAAGCTCCCATCGCCTGGGTACATCATCTCGTAGCCCGCCACCTTGAATGGCGTACCGACAGACTGCACAATGCCGTCCATCGCCGCGTGATCTGGCCGTACCCGGTCATCCAGAATCGCCAACCATTCCCGAGCCGGCACACTCCACGCCTTGTAGAGCTCTTCGCTGCCATAGTTCGCCGCCTTGATCGTCTCCGTCCTGGCAATGGCCTCCCTACGGTACAACGGCTGCCGCTCCACGAACCATTCCTGCTGTTCTTCGGTCAGGCTGTCATCATTGGCCCACTTGTCGAACATCGCGCCCAACGCATTCTCCATCCGGCCGGTCGTCCATCCTTCGTGCGTTGCCGTCTGGAGCAGGCTCGTCAACCAGTCGTTCGTCGTGCGCATAATCGGCTTGGAGAACTGAATCGTGTAGTTAGTGAATGAGTCCGTCGCCCACAGATTCTCCACGTCGAATGACATCCCGAGCACGGCACCCAGGTTCTGCTCCTGGTCCTGAATCACGGCCTTGACGTGCGGGATGAACGCCTCCCGCCACCTCTCCGCCGCCATCGTCAGATAGTCCTGCCAGCCCAGCAGGATATTCTGCCAGCCGATCGTTGCCTTGCGGACCAGCGAATCCGCCTTCTCTTCCTGGAGGATGCGCAGGACCTCGCGCCGGTCGATCTCGAGCTGCTTGGCCGCTTCCCCTGCGAACGCCGCCTCCCAGCTCTCCGCCGTCCCGTCCACCTGTTTGGCGTAGCGAACGCGGGTCTCCGTGCCCAACTGCCGCCAGGCCTTCGCCTCCGTCTTCTCCCCCTCGTCCCGCTCGTCCTCTTCTGCATCGGGTGGCTGTTCCTCCCGAGCCGGAGGCGCGACTTCCGCACCCACTGGCACTGCAACGGTGGAGAACGGCAGCAGGTAGACATCGCCGTCCTCGGTCAGACCGCGCCCGGTCTCCAGCCGATACTCGTTCCTCGTGATCCCGCCGGCCACGAATGCCTGCCTCGCCTCTTCCTTCCGGCCCTCCGCCACCTCCTGCAATGCTGGCACTTTGCTGAAGTCGAATGCCACATACGCATTTTCATATCGCAGGTAGAACCGGAATTCGGCCTCGAAGTCCAGTGTTTCCGGCACCATCGTGTCCTGCCAGAATTGCTGACGCGCCTCTTTGGCATTGGCATAGGTCGCCCTGTTAAGGCCAATACGACTTCCGATCAGAATCGGCGGCACACCGAAGGGGCCTAGGATGCGGCTCTCGTTCCGCTCGTCCTGGCCCTCGAAAGCCATCTCATCGAAGCCGAGGCTGACACGCTGATAGGTCGCTCCCTGGTCCAGCACCCCGACGTCGGTCCAGTTCTCGAATCCACCGTAGATTTCCTTCCACCGCTCCTTGATCCGAGAGATGTGGGCCTCTGTCATCGGCTGGTCGAATTGCAGCACGCCGGGCAGCATCGCGCCCCGGTCAAAGAACAGCTTCAGGAACTGCGTGATCGCATTATCCACGTCACCGCTACGGGCCAGCGGCGCCATAGCCGACAGGCCAAACCCCATGCCCTCCAGGGAATCCCCGGGGTTCGTAGATTTCACATGCATCATGTCCTTCGGCAGAATCGGGATACCGTCCTGTACCGACTTGCTCTCGGGCACATAGAGAAAGCCTTTGATGCCAGAACGGGCTCCCTTTCGCTCTGGCATGATCCTCACGCGGTCGGGTCGCAGATTGAACAGTGCAGTTGGCAGGACATCGCCCGCTCCTGGTCGGTCCAACATCGTGAAGGAATTGCCGCTCAGATTGCGGTATACAATGCACTGGCCGAAGAACTCCGAAAAGCCCTGATGGAAGTTCGGCCTCGACACTAGCGCCTGGAGCGGGTGGTCTGGGGGCAGCAATTCCCGTTGCTCGCCGTCGCCCGTCCAGGCCCTGAGCGGTGCCGCCCGCATTGCCCGCACTTTGTACATGATGGCTGAGTAGATGAGGGTATTCATGCTGAATCCCTCAGCCACATAGCTCTCATAATTGTGCATCAGCCATTGCGCCGTACCTGATCGATGCGCAGGCCAAAGGTACGGCGGCGCCTTCAGTTGTGGTGCCGGCAGTCCGTGGCGGAAGACGGCCAATGCCGTCGCTACCCGCTCTCTTATTCCTGGCCGTGCCAAGTAGTTGTCCTCATAGTCGTGCCTCACATAAAGTACACACCGCGCCGCTCCACACCCATCAGTGCATAACGCAGGGCATCAACAGCGTGATCGTTCGCCTTCTCGGGCTCATCCTTCAAGCCCAGCTTGTTCTCCTTCCAGCAGTACGATTCCATCTCGGCAATCAGGTTGACGCACGTCGGCGAGATAAGCAGGCGCGTCCGGCCATCTCCCTGAACCGCCAGCCGAGCCTTGACAACCTGGATGCCCTCCTGGACCGCGTTGTTCGCGCCTCTGGCATTGACGTTGGCGGCGACCAGCTCATAGATGTTCGCCGGTTCGGACGGGTCGCATTCGAACATCGCCGATGCATCCCACTTGTCCGCGAGCCGCTTCGCCTCTTGTGCAATCTGCCCGATTCGCTTCCTGCGCTGATACCACTCCTCGACAACGTAGGCCCTGCCATCTCCATCAAGGCCGATGACGAGGATGACCGCCGGGTTCGAGTATCCCCAGTCAACGCCGGCGACGACTTCCGAGAACTCCAGGCCCTTCCGTGGCTGGCCGACGTGGACGGTGCGGTCGAATTCCTCATAGACTAGCCCCTCGAAGCTGACGAACTCGCCTAGAAGTTCCTGCCTGGCAAAGTCGCCAGTGTAGGAATCCTCCAGGTCCTTGATGTACTCCTCGGCCAGGTACGGGTTGTCCCGTGTGCGTGCCCGGAAGATCCGATACGCTGGCCGCTGCTCCTTGACGAACTCCTGCCAGACCCAGTTGCGTCCCTTCGGCGTGCTCGTGACCCAACAGGGCCCTGCCTTGCCCCCCGCACGAAGGCGCCCAATCACAATGCGCCAGGTCATCTTGTCGCACAGTGCCCCCTCGTCGATGTAGGCCCAATCCAGGCTGGGCCCTCGCAATGTTTCCGGATCGGTAGCTGAGCGAAACAGGACCTCGGCATTGCCCACATCGGCCCGCATCTCGCCCTTGTGGAAATCGCGGATCACGTCGCCCGCTATCTCCTGGAAGGTGCGGAGTGTCGCATCCATCAGCATCCGGTATGTCGGTGCCACGATGAGACCCAGGGCGTGCCGCTGGCATCCCTTGATGCCCTTGACACATCCGACCCACGTCTTGCCCGAACCGATGCCACCGATGAATGCGGTAAACCGCTCCGGCGTCGTCAGGAAGTCGTATTGCTGTTGGTAAAGTTCAATCTGCTTCGTTCTCATCATCCCGTTCGGTGATGATGAAAGAGAAGGCATCGCCACCCGATGTCACATCAATTGCTGATTCTATCTTGGGTGGCCCGTCTACCTGTGCATAGATCCACTTGTAGAGCGAGAGCCAATCCGACGGTGATAGTACCAGCGTCGTGCCGCTTGGCAGCTTCACCTCTCCAGTTGTCACGCCCTCCCAGGCCAGGCGCGCAGCAATTCGCTTGCCGGATCGCCTCTTTCCATCGGTGTCCTCAAGCGTCTTGCAGCCGGCACTCTCAAGAATTCGGGTGAGTGCCCGCTTCTTCTTTGGTCTTCCATTCGGATTTCCGCTCTGACCCTTTACCCAAGCCATTGTTTTCCGTCTGTTTTACAGTCGCCCTCGGCGTGAACTCCACGTCACCGTATGCCTGTGCCCGCTTGACTTCCATCAACTGCGCTGCCTGAAGGATGTTTCCTTCTCCCGTGTCAAGTGTGATTCTGATCCCCCCATCAACGAGCGTCTGGATCTTCACCACCTGCGCCGGAAAGCAAATCGGCTCACTCACCCGAACTCCTCAATGATTCCTTAACCTGGCCTCAGTCCCGTGTTCGGCCCCGTGATTGCCCAGTGTCAACTTTCTCAGGCCGGGCCTGGGCTCTGGCCTCCCCGATATAGGAGCTGCTGCCTCTCCCCAGCTCACACGGCGCAGGGCCGAGTTTTGTCGGGGAGGCCTCCGGCGCACCAGGCCGTTGATTGCGGCTCAACGGCCAAAGCCTTTTTGAAGGTCTCTGCCCTCGGCAGGACCCGGCATCCTACTTGCTGGGATATGCCCAGTTTCAGATGCTTTCCAGCCAGCGGTGCGCTTGCGAGACAGCTCTGCGACTCGCCCGCTCCCTGGGGCTGTAATCACTCGTTCAACTAGCACTCGCCATCGCCATCCATTTGTTCTTCAAGAGATCTGATGAGTTCGGCGCAGCTTGGATACTCTTCGTATTTCCCGTCTTTCAAATCCTGGTCAGCCTCAGCTTCCATCTGCTGCCATTCGGGCGTCCAAAACCAAGACTGGTCGGTGCTCACTCGTTCAACTGCTCCATCGCTACGGCAAACACGCCCGGATGCACGCCCATGCAGGCCAGGCCCATCTCCTCGTCCCGTTCGTGCGTGAAACAGACGAGGACTACCACCACGTTCTCAGGCTGCATCACGCTCTCAAGAATCTGGTACGTCCTCTCCGCCAGCTCCGGCGGCATACCGGCTGCCCAGGCGGGCTGCGGCGTCTCGGCGGCAGGCGCATTCTCGCCGCGTAATTCGCGGAAGCCGGGTGAATTGCAAGCAACGAGCAAGATAGTTACGAGTATGAGAACTACGGCTAGCTTACGCATCAGCGCCAACGCCGCCTGTGTGTCGTGAACCCAATCTCATAATCCCCCATTGCGGCCCACAAAACACCAGCCCCTATCAGGA